GAAAGATTAAGATACGAAAGAGATTCGCAAAGACGCGAAGAGGAAAAAATTAAAAGAGAAAGAGACTCGAGAGAAAAACTTGAAAAGGATATTTTAAAGCAACAAGAAAAAGATGAAATAGAAAGAAAAATGGAAAAAGATAAAGAAAATAATTTAAGAATGAGTATGTATAACTCGTCGAGTAGCAGCAGTTCTTCATCGCCATTTAGCAAGTATTCTATGAGTTACTCAAAAAAAGATGGAGGTAAAAATAAGAGGACTTATGTAAGAAAAAATGCTAAAAAATAGATCCATAACTATTTATTTTTTCATTTATATAATTATTTAAATAATATCCCAAATATATACCTATAACTAATATTAATATAGTCATTAATGAGTTAGAGAAAATGTAATATATAAAATATAATAATATTACTATCAATGGATAATAATTACTTATTTTCTCAATATATGATAATAAATATTCCATTTAATTATATAAAATATAATAAATTAGATAATAAGTGGTTTAATATGTCCAACTCGAATGTTGGTATTAATCATAATTTGATAACCAGATTTATTAATATTTTTGGAAAAAGCAACATCTTCGCTACATATATCTTTAATAATTTTTCCATCATCACATTCAATTACTTCTAATTCAGAATCAAAATATGGGTAGCTTATTTTATCAAATACTTCTTTTTTAACAGCCATAAATCCCATACCAGAATATACTACTGGATAATATTTGAATTCAGTTTCTTTTTTCCATGTTTCAACTTCTTCGGGTGTGATAAATTTAAAACTTCCGTGATTTTTAAAATGTTCAATATCCCAATCTTTAACAAATGCATAATTAGTAAGATCAGCCATTCTATACATCCCCGCTACTACAGGATGTTCTTCTGTAGATTCAATAAGTTCTATTATTTGATCGGGTGTAAATACAATGTCACTATCAATCGTAACCCATACATCGAAATCTTGATTATTAAATGGCTTTTGGTTGTGACCACGTAATGTATCAAGACCTAAGGTATGCATTCTAACAAACGGAACATATGATCCGGTTGATGGCGAAATCATGATGTCATATTTACGTGTATCCCATAGTTTGCTTAACATAGAAGTCCACGAAATCATAAATTTAGAACTAAAATTATCACCCGGAAGTGCAAAAATTATCTTTTTTAATTTAACAGGTTCTGTTTTAACAGGTTCACTTTCTACAATCTTATTTTCCTCGTTCATATATTTCTTAATATTATTATAGTTCTTATATCGTTTTCATATAATAATTTGTAAAAAAGCCATATAAAATATAATTATATTATAATAGATAAGTTTAATATGTCAAATTTAAATGACATTACATATTCACTGGAAATTAATAGTAATTCTCCAAGATATGAACAACCAGATAAAATTAAAAAATTACTAAAACCACATCAATTAGCATGTTTATATAAAGCTATTCATATGGAAAATATTGGTACTGTTAATTACAAAATTAAAAAATATAATAGTGATAATTACGATAATGTAAAAATTTCAACAAATATTGGAATACTTGGAGACATCGTAGGTTATGGTAAAACATTAACAGCTTTGTCTATTGTTGCAGCAAATTCATTAGATAATATACATGTAAATAATGTTATGATAAATAGTTATCATAGTAATAGAGCATACAATTATTTTACAGCTGTATCAACAAATAAAAAAACACCAAATATTCATGATATGATTAGTTCAACCCTTATAATAGTACCGCGTGGACCAGTATACGTTCAATGGGAAAAAACATTAAAAGAACAAACTACCTTAAAATATATTGCAATCGACAGCTTAACTTATATTAAAAAGCATTTACCAGAATATAATCTACAAAATGACGCAGATATCATTAATTATTTTAATAATTATGACGTGGTTCTTATTAAAAATACAACATTAAGTCGTTTTTTGGACTATTATCATAATAGTTATAAAGAAAGATTTATCAATCGATGGAAACGTATTATTATTGATGAATGTCATGATATTATTAATAAAATAGATATTTTTAATTACTTATATATATGGCTCATAAGTGGTACATATATGAATATATGTGATAGATATTCATCTCCATCATACTCGCAATATTATAATATTAAAGATATCCTTAAAGAAGAGTATATTGATTATTTACTTGTTAAATGCAATAAAAATTTTGTTAGAGAAAGTTTTAAAATACCAACAATGAAAGAAACATATTATTTGTGCAAAATGTCTAAATATTTAAAAGCTATTAAAAATTATATTAATCAAAGCGTTTTAGAAAAAATTAATGCAAATGATATTTCTGGTGCAATTAAGGAGCTCGGAGGTAAAAATGATACAGAAGAAGGTATTGCCAAATTAATTTGTGCAGATATGAATAAATCTATATCTAATAAACAAATTGAAAGAGATTATGTACTTGCACTTGATATTTCAGAAGAGCAAAAAGCAAATAAAATTAAAAATATAGATAATGAACTAAAAATATTGAAAGAAAAATTGCAAGATCTTACTGAACGCATTACTGAAATTAAAAATAAAACTTGTTCTATATGTCTTGATAATATTACAAATCCAATTATATTAGAATGTACGCATTTATTTTGCGGATCATGTTTGATTCAGTATCTTAATAATATTAATAGTCATTATAAAAGATGTCCCGAATGCAGATGTGAAATTAAAAGTACTGAAAATCTCACTGCAATTGTTACAGATGATCAAGTAGAAAATAAAGTGAAAGATGTCAAAAATGAGGATTTGATAGGTAAAGGATTACTTAATAAAGAAGAAACTTTACTTGAATTAATTAAAAAAAATAAAAATGGTAAATTTATAGTTTTTAGTCGCGTAGATTCCTTTAGTAAGATAATAGAAGAGCTCGATAATAATGATATTAAACATGCTTCATTGAAAGGTCATACATCTCATATGATGAATGTATTGAATAAATTTAAGTCTGGAGAAATTAAAGTCATTTTATTAACAACACAATACGCGGGATCAGGTATTGATATTAGTTGCGCAACTGATGTAATTATATTACATTCTATGGATATTGATAAGCAACAAGCAATCGGTAGAGCGCAAAGGGTGGGTAGATATGAATCTTTAAATGTACATAATTTATGTTATGATCATGAGCTACCGTCGGAAATCAGTAACTAAAATATTATTTGATTTTTATAAAAATTGATTATTTTTTCACATGATATTATTAGCAATATATTTGACTTAATATAGCAAAAATGGTAGATGTTATGAATGCACTGACGAGGCCGTCCTCTACGTTGAGGACTAAAAGAAAGAAATATAAAGAAGGTGTCGAAAGTTTTGATGAAAAGTCTTTAGGTTGCTTTACTTCTAAATATTTTGAATGCAATGATAACATGACTGCTAAATATTCAAGTGATAAGCAAAAAACTTATCTCAGTATTGCAGCTAAAATAGCTGAAAAATCGCCAATGTATCCTCATAAACACGGTGCTATAATAGTATATCGCGATAAGATAATTGCATCTGGTTATAATTATTATGTTGGGGATTTCAGTATTCATGCTGAAGTTTCTGCAATATCAAAAATCAAAAAGAAAGATAAACATATTTTATGTGATTGTGATATCTATATTGTAAGAATTGGTCCTAAAAGTTTCAATAATCCTCTTAAATATTCCAGACCTTGTCCCAATTGCCAAGATACGATAATTAAAAATAATATAAAAACGGCATACTATTCGACATCATATGAATATGATGATATTAGAAGTATGATACATAAAAAAAACGAATGTGAATGTAAATTTGATTGTTAAATTGTAAGAGATACTTTGGGTATTACACGTCGTATATTCTTTTTTACTACTGTTGTTCGGTCTTCTTCAAAAATTCTTTTGAGTAATTCTTCTCCAGATAAATTATTATACTGCATAATTTTTGTTTTGATATCATTCATTTTGATAGGTACTTTGCATTCTTTAACATTTGTTTTAATGCGTCCATGCTGAGTATTTAAATCATTATATTTATAATTAAACATAAATTGTTCAATTTTGTTATTTAAAACACGCTGATAGTTTTTTCTCTCCTTCATGGCAATTTGCAATTTTCTTATTTGATCATCATATTTAAACCAGTCATTTACTAAATTCTTAAATGTTTCCAGTTCTTCCTTACTGGGTTCAATTTTTTCTTCGTTAATAATATCCTCTACAATAGATTCCGATTGTTGTTCCATTATTATAAATAATATATTATGATAAATCCTTAAATTATTTTTCAATGAATTTTTTTAAGTTTTTATAATTTTTTTTACTAACAAATTCTTCAACAGGCTTTCCATATCTGTATTTCATTATTGTAGGATATCCATCTATTGTATCTCTGAATTTTTTTTTTACATATTTAATATTATCACTTTCAATATTTACAATTTTTATTTTGCTTTTCACGTATTTTTTAATAATTTTAATCCATAAAGGTAGTAAATCTCTACAATAACCGCAAAAAGCCGAATAATATAAAACAATTATTTTTTTATCATTTAATAATAAATTATTTATCTCCTTTTTATTATCCTTATTAATAATATATATCATTTGTTATTATTCTATATTATTTTTATTTAGATATAAATAGAATTACAATGAATAATTATTATTTAATTGATCATGAAGAAGATTATAACATGAAAGAATTAAGTTCTATGTTATCATGCAAAAATATGTCTGAATTATCTAAAACACATTTAGATAATCAAAATAAAAACTTTACAAATAAAATACAAATGGAAAACTGCACATCTGCAAAGAATTTTCACAACAATATTGATGATATAAAAGATGACGAAACTGATTTAATAAAAGGTTTCAGTATTAATAAAAAAAGCTGTATATATAAGCGTCCTGTTTATAACGAAGGAGATTGGGTGAATCAATATGAATTATCCAGTACATATTTAGATAGTATTGATTCGGGAAAATTATTTAATTTACAATCTAAAGCAAAAATAGTAAGTAAAACCTGCAAAATTGATCCAAATTCTAATTTATTAGGTAACTGTGATAAGGGGCCTTATTATACATATACACAAACATTTACTAATAGCTATGATAATTGTGTATAGTGTTATAATAGTCATCAATAAACAGCTTAATTATAGTATATTTTTCTCTACTTATTTTTTTCCCAAGATCAGTTTTAATGTGTTGCATTAATACCGCTGTTCTGTCTTCAATATTTTTTATTATTTGCTCAGCATTACTATTTACATTGACTATTCCATATGTAAAATATCTAATTATTCCAATTGATCCTAAAGATTCTATTCTATCCGCATCTCTAATACAATTTAATTGTTTGTCTAAATTATAAGATATACATTTAGTATTGGCGTTTTTTAATTTAATTTCCATAGATAAGCTTACATTACATGCTAAATAAACTACTTTATCCATTTGGAATGGCTCTAATAAATCTTTAAAGAAATTTTCGAGTTTTGTTTTTTGCGATTCACCATTAATATATTTATGATCATTTATATCGTGTACTAATGATGCCAATATAACCTCGAATATTTCATCTTCGTTTAATTGTTCTTCTTTTGCTATTCTTGTTGCTAAAATTTTAACACGCATTGCATGATTGAAATCATGTGATTCATCATAATTATCCATAATTTCTTTAGCGAATAACTCTGTTTTATTTATAATGTTAAAATCAAACATGATTTATAATAAAAATAAACTAATAATTAAAATATCATTTTTTAAAAATTGATATTTAATATAGAAATTATTATTAAATAAATGGCTCGTTTATACGTTGGTGCTCATATTAGCCGTGAAAAAACCATTATTAAAACAATGGATAATATTAGAAACGCTGGTGGCAATTGTTTACAAATTTTCGCATCTAATCCAAGAAGTACTAACTTAGTTGATATAACGAATTATGAAAAAATTGCAGACGATATTAAAAAGTATCTCAAAGAATACGATTTTAAACTTGCAATTCATTCACCATATGTTATAAATGTTGCAAATGATTTTAAAATTAATAAACGTTCAATGCCTATTGACGATTGTTATTGGATTAAACTTATATTACATGAGCTCAAAATATCCGATTTAATTGGATCTATTGGTGTTGTACTACATGTTGGAAAACATGTAAAATTATCTTACTCAGACGGATTAAATAATATGAAAACAGCTATTGAATTCATTGTTAATAATATGATAGATGAAAAAATCAATACAAAACTAATAATTGAAACTCCTGCTGGACAAGGTACAGAATTATTAACCGATTTAAATGATTTTATCGAGTTCTTTAATAGTTTTACTAAAGAGCAACAAAAATATCTGGGAATTTGCTTAGATACAGCTCATACATGGGCGCTCGGCTATGAATTAGATGAAGCATATGATATACTTTTTAAGAAAAACGCTAAAAATATTACTCTTATTCATTTAAATAATAGTTTAGTAAATAAAGGTGATAAAAAAGATAGACATGCAACAATACTAAATGGTAATATACCAAATAACAAAATGAATAATTTTATTAAAATATTAAAAAAATATAAGCCAATTATTATTCTTGAAACTCCTTCCAGTTCTTATAAAGAGGAAATATGTCATATTTGCAAATTACTTAACTAATTGCTTTTCATCAACTAACTTCCAATTTTTGGGCCGCAAATCACCAATATTATTATTTTTATAATAAGGACCAAACCATACCACAGGTGCAATTACTATAGCTTCTTTTTTCCCAAAATAAGCACCCATCCAAGAAAAAGTGCTATTTCCTATAATATAATGATCAGCGGACATCATTATTAGCATTTGTTTCCAATCTGGTATATTATCAGCAATTTTTTTAAAGTTCATATTTGGATAATGCATTTTAATAATATTAATATATTCTGAAACAATATTATTATCTATTTCTTGACAAAATATGAGGATATTATAATCTTGCAACATTATATCATTATTAGATAGTTCTTTCAATGCATTTAAATAATATACTACTGGTTTTATTGGGTGCATATTTTGCAAACCATAATAGTTACCAATACGAAAATGTATGGCTATAGTTTTTCTGTTGAAATATTCTGGAAATTCTTGCTTTGCACTAATTATTTTATTATCAATATCTAATATGCTTTTAATTTTATTAATATTATGCTTAAAATACTTATCACTTTGAAAAAACCCTTCTAAAACAATATCTTTGTTAAACTCAGGTATTTTATTGTATTTAAACTCGGGCTCTTTATATGTGTCTGTAATTGTACATTGATTATTTATTTTTTCTTTAATTTTATTGAACATACTATCCCAGTAAAAATTATCAGTTTTAAATTTAGTTGCATCATAATAAATTACATAATTATCACAATTATCTATATAATAAGATAATGTTGCAAATATCATAAACATTTGATTACCTAATCCAGAATGTATATTTACACCAACCTTCATAATATTATATTAATATTAATGTGATAATATCTTATATAATTAATAAAAATAAAAGGTATTTTTAAATGCTATTAATTATTTTTAATATTGTACCATAACCGTCAGCAACATTTAATGTATTGTTACTACTTTCCATTCTGATATCAAAGTGTATCCATTTATTTCTATATTTCTTTTCTATAAAGTTCATTAAAAATAAACTTGCCATAAAATCTTCTCCGCGTTTACATTTATATCCGCTATTTTTAACATCAGCAATATCTGATTTAATATATTCCATATATTCAATCCATGGTGGTATTCTTATAATTTTTTCACCAACTTCCTTACATTTTTTAATAGCTAAATTAGATAATAAATTATTTGTAGTGAAATATGAAAAGCTTGTATGACAATACTTATCATTACCTGTTAATGTAGCTATATCAAATATATAGTCAGGATTATAATTTTTCGATATATATGCAAGTGTATCTGCCAATATTAATCTACCTTCGGCGTCGACGTTAACTATTTCTACTGTTTGTCCATTATACGCTGTAACTACATCACGTGGTTTTAGAGAAGAGTTGGATACTATATTTTCTACTAAGGGACAAAGACATATGATTCTATTTTTACTATTATGTTTTGTAATATAATCAAATAAACCAACACTCATACAAGCACCTTCTTTATCCATATGCATATTATTCATGGATTTTACATCTTTTATAGAATAGCCACCGGTATCAATCATAACACCTTTTCCAGCCAAACATATCGTCTTTTTAAATTTATTAGGTTTATAGTCTAATATGACAAATTGAGGTTTATTATGTGAGTTGCCACCGATTCCATCAATAAGATTGAGCCTCATTTTTTTAATATTTTTACCATCGAAAATTTTAATTTTAACATTTTTCCTATTTTTTAAATATTTTTTAATAAATTTTGCAAATTTAGTTGGTGTCAATTTATTTGATGGTTCATTTATTAAGTTTCTGGTAAAATTACACGATTTTATAATATTAATTATAGTATTACTTTTACATTGTGGTGCATAAAATAATACTTTAATACACTTATTATCTTTTTTGTATTTTTCAAATGAATATAATCCTTGTGATATTTTATAAATAAACGCGTCTATCATATTTTTATCTAATTTAGATATGTCAAATATTAATTCTTTTTCCATTTGAGGATTATATTTTATGAATGTTGTGATATTATTAGAAAAATTAATAATATCTAATACTGTTTTAATATGAATGCTATTTAAACTTTTGTAAGATGATATATTAATTATATTTGCTTTATTTGGTAATTTGCTAATAAAATTAATATTCATTCTTTAATTAAATACAGATATAACTTTTTAAACTTTAGTTAATTTAGAATTCTCAAATTTATAAATTTTATCAGCTAATTCTAATGCAGATTTTCTATGTGCAATTATAATAATAGTAATACTTTCGTTTTTCAAACATTCTCTAATTGTCGATTGAACAATTTCCTCACATTTAGGATCAAGTGCTGATGTAGCTTCATCGAATATTAATATTTTTGGCTTACGTATTAAAGCGCGGGCGATTGATATACGTTGTTTTTGTCCACCAGATAAGGAACTCAATTCAGTTCCATCTATCTTTGTATTATATTTATCTGGTAATTTCATAATAAAATCATGGGCGTTTGCTTGTTTAGCTGCATATTCTATATCTTCTTGTGTGAAATTATCTAAACCATAAGCTATATTGTTTGCAATTGTATCACTAAACATTATGCTATCTTGTGCAACATATCCTATTTTAGATTTAATCCATTTATTATCATATGTATTAATATCAATGTCATCAATAAGTATTTCGCCGTCTTCAGGAGATAAAATACCTGTTAGTGTTTTGACTAAAGTACTTTTACCAGAACCTGATTCCCCAATTATTGCTATTTTTTCACCACTATTAATAGTAAAATTAAAATTATCCAGTATATATGTATTGGATTTTTCATATTTGAATTTTATATTTTTAAATTCAATATTGCCATAGAAGTTATTATTTGGAATGTAATATCCGGCAGAAATATTTTTAGAATCTAACATATCAGTAATTCGCTTATATGGTTCTTTACATTTTATAAATTCGTTTTTAAAATGAATTATAGCCTTTACATTATCATATAAACTCTGATTATGTAATATAAATGTTACTAAACCGTCCATAGTATTTAAATATCGCGCCATTAATATTATGGCAATTGTTGTAATTGTTGGAATATTACTAACAAATAATAAATTGATACCATACAACATAGAATTTTTAATATTAAATTTTTTCAGCTGTTCTTGTAATTTACTAAAATTATTATTACAATTATTTTCATTGGCATAAGTTTTAATAATAGATATGTGCGAAAGACTTTCATGTGAATATGAACCTATTTTTTTATTTAAATCATCAATCCCATTCATATAATACTTATCGAGCTTTTCGTATATATTTGATATTAATAAATTAAATGGAATAAGTACACATGCTATTCCCGTAAGTTTCCATGATATATTTGTTAAAAGCCAAATAGTAGCTATAATATGAATTATAGATCTTGACATTACATTAATATTTAATGAAATAAGATCTGATACAATGCGCACGTCATTATTGATATATTCGAGTAAGGCACTAACAGGTGTTATTTGATAAAATTTACTGTTTTGATTAATTAACTTATTATATATAATTTTTTTGAGCCTAACATTCATGCATTTTTGCGAGTATGAAAAACATGTTCCACGCATGGATGTTGTTATCATAGCAATAATATTAACATATAATAGCTTTAACAACCTTTCATTAGAAAAATCTCCTTGCATTATTCTACTTGTATGTTCACTTGCATATACACTGTAATATGATCCAACGCACCCACAAGCAAGTCCAATCGCTGTTACTTTAATATCTTTATCACATAATTCGATATACCTTTTTACAACAGACATCTCATAAATATATTAAATTCGAAAAATCTTTAAATCATAATTTTATAATTTTCTGGAAGATGATTATTATGTTCAATTTTAATATGTTTTAGCTTTCTTTTATCAAAAATACATTTATTATTAGTGACATTATTTTCTATATCACTAATACAATCATTAGTATTATGCTCTTGATGTGCAAAGTTTTTAATTTTATTTATTATAAAATCTGTATTTCCAAAAAATGAAAGATGCCACCCTCCATTCTGAATTAATTTATTTCGAGTTGATCTTATATGTTCCAAAAGACACTTTTCATTATTCATCAATGAATTATTATATTTTTCTAATGTTAATAATTTACCCTTTGTCCATTGTATATCTTGTTTACATGTAAAGTTATAATAATAGAAATCCATATCTAATCCATAAATATAATCTTTACTAATATGTAATCTATTTTCTTTTATTAATTTTAATGTACTTTTATTTGGTATTTCATCACAATCTGTTATCATAATTATATCGTCATTATCTAAATTCAGCTTTTTAATGCCTTTGTCAATGCATGCTCTTTGATATCTTTCATTATCCCATGCATTATCCGTATTAGGCATATCATTAATAATTACATAAGTAACCTTATTCAAAAACTTTTCATATAAATTGAGATTATTTTTAAAATTTAGCTCTTTTTCTTTTCCTGCATGAGTTGTTGTAGCTTCTACAATTACAAATTGATCAACTATATCATATAATTCTGTAAATCTCATAAGTAATAAATTATATTCATTATAAAATATAAAAGAATCTACTATTTTCATTTATAAATCTTATAAAATAAAATAGTTATATGTTTATATAATATGGGTCGCTATTAATTACTTTTTTGGGCTTATTTTTAGTAAACATATCAGTTGGAGAATATGGTAATAAAATTTTATCAATAACATAATTAAAATATATCTCTTGGTATTTTTTCTTTGAACTTGGAGATGATTGTGTTGGCTTATATTTTTGTGATATTTTTCTATATTCAACCATTAAAATTTCTACCATACTATAAAACTCTTTAATAATATCATCATCAGGGACTGGTAAGTCATCTTCAAACTCGTTTTTAAGAAATGATGGTAATAATTCAGAGTAATCTGACAATATTTTAAGAATACTTTTCTTGGATCGAATATTTGTAGCATATCCAAAATCATACAACATTATATTATATCCACATGCTCTCAAATAATAACTTTCGCCGTCAAAAATATAATGGTAATAACCTTTTTCGTTATTTTTATGCCATAAGAAATTTCCAGCATGAATGTCTTGATGAACATTATTGACTATATTATGGAATGTTGCTATTGAAATGATTGCTTGAAATAATAAATTATATAATAGTTCCTTATCGTTTACAACAACTTCATTATCTATTAAGTTATTTAAATCGCCATTTGCAATTTCGTTAATAGATATTAATTTTCTATCTTTAGGATAATCATCAATATTGCAAATACAACTTTTATATGTCATAAGAAAATGTTTAGAATATTTTTGCTTAATTATATTATCTGTTATAAATCTCATTAAACTTACTTCATTAAGATTTTCATTAGTATTTTCCATTAATTTTGTTGCAATTGGAAAAGAACCAAATGCATTTTTAACAGATGTCAAATAAATAGATCCGTTAAATCCTTCGGTACCAATTTTTTTTTCTAAATTAATGATATTTCTAATAGTGAATCCGTCATTACTATCGTTAAATTTTTTATCATCTAAACATTCTGTAGTTGTAACATCTATTATTTTACCATTAATATAATTATAATATTGTAAACGATTATTTAATTTAAATTTATTAGCAAAGGTTTTTTTCATAAACCTTTGAATCCTTTTGGTTTTCGAAGAGCTTTTCAATAAATCACTAAAATAAAATCTATCGTAACTTCTTGAGCTTTTACCAGTCTGTAATTTGCGTCTAATTGTTGCTTGAAGTAATTTTAATTTCTTTGACCCCGATGAAGTAGTTTTTCTTTCCATTTTATTCTATATATTTAATATTTATTAAATTTAAAAAATGAGTACATAATTTATAAAACACTTTAAAAATATAAATTTATAAAAAAATTATAAAATAATAAAATTATGTACTCATTTTTATATAAATATAAATTCAAATATTAAAGTAATGAATACATTAAAGTATTATACAGTATTACCATATCAACATATTCCAGTATATCCAAATACAAAAATAAATAATTTAGATGACTATTTTAAATTTATTTCTTTTGCTTTTTATTAGCATTCTTTTTCTTTTTTAGTTTGCCACCTACTTGAATGCTTTGGTGCCAGGCTGCTCTTGGTACTGATTGCGGTTGTGGTGGTGCTCTTTGTATTTGTTCTGTTAGCATCAAATTTTGATAAGTATATTTATCTGAATTATCTCCCATTTTTTTTATTTGATCTATTTTTGCATTTATATCTGTATTAAAAATACTACCGCCGTTTTTATTATTTAATACCTTTTTCTATATTCAGTTACTTTCGTCATTTTGCCATTATTTTAAGATATTACTTATTGGAACCTTGTTTCTTATAAATACGTTTTGGCTTACCTCCGACAAGTTTTTTATTTACATATTTATACTCAACCATTTAATGCTATTAGTTTCTAATTAATATAAATAATTAAATATGATAGTTATTATTACTAATATCAATATCTTCTGGTATATTTTCAGCTAATAACTTATTATACATTATTTTTTCTATTTCACTATTCATGTATTCATCACTTATCTCAAACGCATTGTCTCTACTTGCTTTAACATCAGTATCAATCATTCCATATTTCATTGGTACAAACTGATTAAATTTAGTTGAATTCATAAAATCATATCCGCGATATGGATGGAGAACTATTCTATCTTCTGAAATAACACCTATAATTTTTGCTAAAATTATATTAATAGCATTACCGTCAGTTATAACAACTAATTTAACATGTTTGCCTTGGAATTTACCAGAGCGATATAATATCATATCAATATCATACATTATATAATTACTATCATCAGAGTTTATTCTATATCGCAACATAACATCATGAACAACTTGTATTTTTATTTTTTTATCATATCCAGGTAAATCCATAATTTGACTGGATTTTAATCTATTTTCAATAAATTCAATTATTTTATCATAATGTGATAATAATTTATCTTTTAAAAGCTGATCATTTAGTTTTTTAGGATTTTCCCAATTATTCCATTTATTACCTTCAACAGCTATAATTATTTCTTCACAATTACTTTTAAATAATTCTTTTAGCTTATTTGTGTAAGTTTCATTATCATATTCGAAATAATAAACATTTTCTGCTTCTGTTTTTATCTCAATATCATATGGGATACTTGAATTTATCAAATGTCTATTCCAAGGCAATTCTCCTGTATTATTATACATTATTCTTGTATTAGAAGCTCTATATTTAAAAAGATTATCATAATTTACTGAAGAACTTGTTAAACTAAATTTTTCGATACTTTCACTATTTAAATAATTTTTAACTATAATAAAATACATTATCATTATTATTACTACTGAAATGTAACTAAAAGCATATGCTATGTTATTATTACTCATATGTTATTATGACTCTCTATAATCTAATAAGGAAATTATTGTGTTTAATTTATATTTTACTCTATCATTAAAATCGTTTTCAAATACGAAATCATTATTACCATTTTGATCGTCTACATTTGCACAACAATCATAATCGGTGATATCTTCACAATCGTAACACAGAGCTCTATTAACACCATCATCTCTATATTTAGTAAAACCTATACGTTTTACACCAATGGGCAATTCGCAAAAACCATTTGAACAACCTCCTCTTTCATTTGGATATTTACTATTGGCTTTATAATAAGGACATTCTTCATTTGTCGCACACTTTTTGTCCCATTTACTATAGTAATTTTTACTGCTTCCATCATAATTATAAAGAGAATCACATTCAAATTTATTTATAATATTACCATTGCCATAACATCCATAATTGCCTTTATTATTAGTAAAATCATATTCTCTATAAATTTTCATATAATAATTTTCTTGCATATCAAGTTTAGTAACATCATATTCTCTATCAGTTTTCATATAATAATCTTCTGGCATATCAAGTTTAGTAATAAAATTTTCAACAGATCTTATTATTTGCAGTTTCATAGTTGGTATTAATGTTTTTTTATTACTTAAATAAACATTATAAGAATCATTGGAATCTTCCGCAAAATATTCTCTAATAGTAGCATAATTCTCTTCTATGAATGGATAAAAAGCTTTTATTCTATATATGTCAACATCATCAAATCCATTTATAAAATATTTCTGATTTTTAATAAAATTCATATAATTACTTCCGATAACAACATATGTAAATAAATAATCAAATAATTTTTCCCTTATATTAAAACTATTCATTTCAATTCTTACAATTCTTATTTTCTTTACATCCTGACGATAAGCCTTAATAAATGCTTGCAAAAATAAGTAATCTGTCATAGTAATATAAGCTACTGTTTTATTTGTTAGATTCCACATACATTTATCGGCCCCCATTCGAATAGCACTAACACATACAAAAATACCTGACTTATATTCCTCAGGTTCAATTTTATTTTTTAATATATAATAATTAATATATGGATCAATAACAACAGCTATTCGCTCATCAATACCTATTACTTCACCATTTATTCGATTTGTTCTTTTAACATCATCAATTAAATCAGCTAATAATTTATTAGAAATCATTAATGAATTTTCAACATTTTCTCTATTATCTGTTACAATTCGTTCGTTTGCATTAAAATGTTCTTTATAATTACATAAATTAACAACTATTACTATTGATATTATTAAGAATAGTAATAGTAATAGTATATAAAGTATATTCATTTTTTTCTTTCCTTATTAAAATAATAGATAAAGAATGTTTTCGAGAAGAATAATAACTCTTGTAATTTATTTGCTAATTGTAAGTATTATATTTATAGCTCAACCTTATGTTATGTTTGATGCCGATGGAAATATGAAAAAGTTTGGTTATAAAATTGATGATGAAACTACAATTATGCCAGTGATGTTAGTATTGCCTCTATTAGCATTAATATTATATTTGATTGTTTTGATGATAGAAATTATATATATATAAACTATTTTTATGTACATATATATAATCAATTATAATGGATGAATTTATAAATACATTGTGTGGTAATCATGATAAATATAAGGAAATATTAATATGGCTTAGAGATTTTAATTACAATAAGCGTATTTCACCCGAAAGTTGTATTATAGTATCTGGTGCAACATGTATTGGTAAAACATATTCAATCAATGCCATATGTAATTATTTAAATTATGACATAACAACTATTGACAATAATAATTGCTATACTTCCGCGCAAATGAAAGACGTAATATATAAAGTAACAAGTTCGTCTCTTATTCAAATTTTAACTAATAATATTAGAAATAAGGTAATTATTATAGATAACTTCGATTGTATATTTATCGGTGATAAAACTATTAATATTTGTTTACTTAAAATGCTAAATGAAGCAAAAATGAAAAATATCCCTATAATATGTATTGCTAATATTGATGTAATAAAAAAAATAGGTGAAATAAAAAAAATTTGCAAAATATATAATTTGCCGAAGCCTAATTTCGAAGATATAAAATTGTTATTATCAGCAAAAAAAATTAAAAATATAGCAAATCTTTATAAATTATCAAATGGAAACTTAGATAAACTATTTAGCGATATAAATAATAACGAAGAATTATACGAACATCATGTTGAAGATTATACAGATATAAATGCGCTGTATAATAATGACTTTAACAGATCAAGTTTTATTAAAATAATAAGTAAAGATGCGTGGATGATTCCCCTAAAGTTTCACGAAAATTTAATTAAGGATTTGGATAATAGAATGGGAACATATAAAAATAAAAATGAATTTTATAAAAGTTTTATGGAAATAATGTGTGAATATGATTATAACATGTTCAAAAACAATGCTGAAATTTGCATAAATATTTTTGCATCTCATGTATACTATTTATCACTATTTAAACGTAAAAAAGGATCATCATCAAATATAGGTAGCTTTACAAAAATTCTAAGCTATTTATCCTTGCAAAAAAAAAATATAAAATCAACTTATTATTTAAGTAATTTCCCGTATTATCAAATATCAAACTATCATATAAATTTATCTAATAGAAAATTTATTTCCTTTAATTAGATAATTGAAATAAAAATATGGGAGATGTACCAAGAAATAATGAAAAAGGCATGTTCGATAAATTAGGCGATTCTGTTTCTAATATGTTTAGTTCCGCAAAAGAAGCTATTGTTGATAATAGATTGGTTAGAGATACAAGCGCCGTTGCTACTTCCGCAGCTGATTCTGTTGGAAACACTGTTAGTAATATATCTGTATCGGATATGAGAAATAGTGTTTATACTACGCTAAGCCATAATACAAGCATATTATTTTTAATAATATTATTAGCAGTATTAGCAGTTATAATCGGTTATATTATATATAACATTGTTACGGACAGTGTACTATTTCAAAGTAAAATATTAATACCGGGAACAGAAGAACCTATATTTTGCAATAAATTAACAAAACATGAAATTACTCAAACATTAGAAAATGGTAATGGAAATAAACGTACCTACAGTTTCTGGATATATATATTTAAACTAACTCCCAATGCCGGTAAGTATAGACATGTTGCGCATATAACTTCTGCAGATGGTGATCAATTAAAAATAGTTAATAAATCAACTCCGTTTATTATACTTGATAATGCAAGCAATAAATTACATGTGAGATTTGCACCGAAAGATGATGTATTATTAACTGGAACAAACATAGTTGATGATAATAATTATGATTCTTTTATGAAATCTAATGAAAGAACTTCACAACCACAAACAGGATTTACAGTTAATTATGTTCCGTTACAAAGATGGGTACATATAGCTATTGTTATAGATGATATTAGTGGAGGAAGTGTTTCTATATATGTAGATAGTTTATTAAGCGAAGTTTATGATAAAAATAATACGCCAAACTTAAATGTAAGTAATTTAAATTTAGATAGTAATGGTACTTTAGTTGTAGGTGGTAATAGTGCAACTGTCGATGACATGGGGGGATTTGAAGGATTATTAAGCAAATTCACAATGTTCAATTATGATTTAAATAAAAATGATATTTATAAATTATATAAAGAGGGCCCTGTTAATACATTCATGACCTCTCTTGGCGTCGGTGCATATGGCTTAAGAAACCCAATATATAAACTTGATGCAGCTTATGTTGAAACAACACAATAATTTAAACATTATTTAATTATTTTTATTTCCATATTTTAAATAGATAAGTAAAATAATTATGTCATTTGATAGTATCCTACAAGTTATTATTGCGTTAATAATATTATTATTAATGGGATATGTCGCTTATAATATTTATGTTATTGAATTACACAATATGTTTAGTGGTGGCAATGATATAAGAAGGGAGATAGATATAATCCAAGGTGTATATGATTATAATAATGCCGAATGGAAATATAATACAAAAAATAAAGAGCATAATAATTATGTTGACATGAGACCATCATATAATCAACAAGGAGGAGCCGAATACTCATATAATTTTTGGCTATATGTAAATAAAAATAAGTTGAGAACAGCAAATGCACAAAAAAAAGATATTGCGCTGTTTTTAAAAGGAGAAACTGATTATTTATATTATAATAAATATAATTATAACTGCTCAAATAAAGGATCAAATAGTATTATAATACCTACATTATTAACTAAAAATCCATTGGTAAGAATTAATCACGATGGTTCAAAACTTGCCGTAGATTATAATAATATATTATCACCAGATTCTTATCAAAATAATTCTACCTATAAAGAATGTGGTGATTTTACTCCCCATAATTGGCAAGAAAAAAATGATAATTTACTTGGTGTATGGGATATTCCATTTGAAACAAAATGGTTTATGGTTACAATTGTAATAAAAGAAGTATCGGATAGAAATAATATATTATCAATTAATCGTGCTTTATGTAAAATATATATTAATGGTATGATTGTTTTTGATGAAGAAGTTGAAACAAGATATGGTGGAGATGAAAACTCTCATTCTGCAGCTCCAAAACATAATACATCACCAATATATATTAATCCTAATTTGCAAGATAAACTGAATACAGAAAATTATAATCAGTTTTTCAACACAACTCAAATTGGAGGTGAAAATGTACTTAAAATAGGTGACTTGAAATATTTTAATTATGCAATTGATAGTGAAATTATTAGTAGCATATATGGACGTGGTGTTAGAAAAAATAAAGCAATTAAACAAGAAACAGTTACAATTGATTATAATGAAATGGTAACTAATAGTGAATTAGAAGACAGTGTAATTAAAAAATTAACTTAAATATTAGATATAAATAGATCTAAAAAAATTATAATTATTAATTAAAATGCCACCGAGAATTTCTTTATCAGAATTATATACATTAAAAGAGAAAAAAAATATGGTTAAATATGATACATTTGATAAAATTATAGATATATGTCATAATAAAATAAAAAATACTGCAACAATCGGTGGAATGAATATATTTTATGAAATACCATATTATGTATATGGTAAACCATTATACAAGATAAAAGATTGTATAAATTATGTTGTTGATGCTTTGAGAAAAAACGGTTTATATGTTCAAATTTTACCTGAACCCAACGCTAATATGATTTATATATCATGGGATCCAAGTGAAATATCTAAAAAAAAATTACTGCAATAAAAATAAATTTATCTACAATATATACATGAACAGTTTTCATAATGCATGCTGATTAATAATTGACATTCATTACAATAATTCTTATTTTTATTATTATTTACTTTTTTACAAATATTACATGGTTTTGCAATAATCAAATTATTAAACATATTATTTATATTATCATCATTCATTTTAAATATAATACATATAAAAAAATATTACTTATATAATAATAAAAGAATGCAAATATTTGTAAAAACATTAACTGGTAAAACAATTACATTAGAAGTCGAATCATCGGACACAATTGACATGATTAAAAGTAAAATTCAAGATAAAGAAGGTATACCGCCAGATCAACAGCGTCTAATTTTCGCTGGTAAACAGTTGGAAGATGGTAGAACTCTTGCAGATTATAATATTCAAAAAGAATCTACATTGCATTTGGTTCTTCGCTTAAGGGGCGGTAACTAAAATAAATTTTGTTTTTATATAATATATGAAAGAATTATATTTTGGTCAAGGCCGAATGGTTATTTGCAGTTTTATTAATGTCGTGAATATCAAGGATATCAAATTTAAGTTAGAAAATTATATAAAAAAAGTTCTATAATTTTAAAAAATGATATATATGGAAATAAAATAATACTATACAATACCTCTAAGGAATGGCTTCATACGATAAAGTGAAAATCTCCCAGCTCATCGATTCGCTCCCCGAAGATATCATTATGGAATGTGCAAAATATATTTGCATCCCACCTGTTTCTCTATTGAAAGAAATAGAATATTTTGGTAAAATTAAAGATAGTTATTTTTGGATTAAAAAATTTAATCTTAACGATATTATTACCATTCATTATATTTTATTGGGAGAATGGTATAATAAATATACTCCAAGTATGATAAATGAAAGAGAAGGTGAACATGAAGCAGTATGCGATCTTATAATGACATATTATGCAGTGGAAAGAAGAAAAATTCTATTGACATTTATCAATAAGCTCATTTTCGAATTAGATCCTGACATTGTAAATCAAAAAATAAAAATATATGTAGATCAATATAAAATGTTGCATAACGAGTATCAATTATATCTTAAATTCAACAAAATATCTTAATAGACTTTGAGTTTTAAAATTAATAGAAAAAATGATATAATTATTATTTTATTATTTAAAGAGTATGTTTAATTGTTTTAAATTTAGAAAAAATAAAATTAATGATAATTATAACAACGAAATCCAAGAATATAATATTGAGATAGAATGCATTATATGTCTTAATAGCTATAATTCTTCAAAAATTAAAGCTTTTATACCTTGCGGACATAGAAACTGTTGTAATAATTGTATTAATGTTATTAAAAATGATAAATTAATATTAGATTGCCCAACATGTAAAACAGTAGTTAATGATAATATAATAGTTTATGAAAATTTAATTCTTAAAAAATAAAAATTGATATGAGCTATTATAATTTTTGATTAGTAAATAGCTCAATCATACAAGATGTCTACTTCTTACTTTAATTACGAAATTGATTCCGATATGTATGATAATTATATTGATACATTAAATGTCGTTGCAAAAGANAATTCTAAAACTTTCAAAANTAAGTTTGATAATNAAAAATGCAAAAATTTAAAAAATATTCTAAGCAAAAAGAGAGACTCTCGATATGCTAATAAAAATAGAAGAATTGTAAACAAGGATTGGAAGGATTTTAATAACTACCAATAAGAAAAGCAATATTAGATATATATTTTATATATTATTTAATTTTTATATTGCAATTATATATTTATATATTTTATATTATAGAACAACATCTTTTAATAATGATA